AGAACATTTCTTGGAGATGGAGGTATTGATATATTTATTGGAACAGGGAACAGTAGTTATACTCCTGCAAATAGTTATATAGCACTTAATCATGGTGGTGAAATTTCAATGGGTGCAGGTACTCCTGCTACTAAACATTTTATTATTTCAACAACAGGAGCAGCTACATTTAGCAGCACTTTACAAGCAACAAATATTGGTATTGGTAATGCTCCTACAGGGACTAAACTATTTGCTAATCAAACTACAGCAGGAGAATGGATAGCAACATTTAAGAACTATGGTACTACTAATGCTTACGGTGTTTCTATTGATATGAGTGGTAGTACTTCTACTCAGTCTGCATTTCAAGTATATACTGCTGCAGGAAATGGTATAAGAGTATTAAATAGCAATGGCGGTTTATTGGTTGGTACATTTACTGACATTAGTGGTAGATTAGTGGTGAAACAACCTTACACATCAGCGACTACTCCTATATATTTTGGTAACACATCTTTCACTGCTTGGAACAGACAGTCTTATGACACATTTATCCTTCAGCAGGATGATGTTACTTCCTTCAGAATGGTTGAGAAAAATGGTGAAACAACTGCTTCAGACCAAGTATTAACATTTAGCATTGGTGATGGTGTTGGAAGAATAGCTACATCAGGACAGCCTTTGCAGTTTTATGTAAATGGTAGTCCATCAGGATTGGCGTATCAAGGATTGAGCGGTACGCAAGTGCTTGCAATGAATACAAATGGTAATGCTCAGTTTAACTACGCACTTGGTGTATCGGGAGCATTAACTACAAATGGAAATATAACGGTAGATAAAGGTAGCCCAACACTTAGATTAGCAGGTAGTTCTTATGGAAATAGCGGAGCAAGAATACAATTTGAAGGGTGGGCTCCTGCTTCAGGATACTCGAATTGGCAGATTGATACAGCGTTTACGGGAGGCAACGAACTTTGTTTTGTACCATCTACTACTGCAGGAGGTAGTACATTTACAAACCCTGTTTTTAGATTAGGGGCAACGGGCGTTGGTTCATTCTCAAGCAATGTTTATGCAGTAGGTTCTTATGTTGCTTCATCATCAACTACTGCTGAAATTAGATTACAAGGAGGCTCTTATGGGTCATCTTACAATACATCTCTCAGATCTATTGCAGGTGCTCCGGGAGTATTACAAATGGGTAATAATGGTCCAAACTATATTTTAGCAGGCAATACTGCGGCAGGTGGAATTTTATATTTTAGAGTAAATTGTGCAACAGAATCAGTTACTGCAGGTTCATTAGCATTAACATTAAACTCTAATGCAACAGCACAATTTGAAAGTACAGTTACTGCTTCAGCATTCTTTGAGTCATCAGATAGCAGAATAAAAACATTGTTAGAAAATACTATCGACTACAATCTTATAACAAATGTTGAAGCGAGATTATATGAAAAGAATGGAGTAAAAGAACTTGGGTATTTTGCTCAGGATTTTGAGGAAATACTTTCAAGCGCAGTACATAAAGATGAAAATGGTTTATTAAATTTATCATATACTCAAGTTCATACTGCAAAGATTGCAGCACTTGAAGAAAGAGTTAAAGAGTTAGAAAATCAATTAAAAAACAAATAAAATGAAAACAATCACACCGGTCTCCGTATGGTTTAACGGACAAGAAGTTCAGGCATCTGTTCTTAATGCAAGTTGTGCAGGCGACAATCTTATCAACTTGGCTACATTTAATTATCAATTGATGCAAATTGTAACTATTGATAATTTAGAATATACCGTTCCTGTAGTAAGCGGACAGCTTAATATGTCAGGACCTGACTATGACGCTTGGGAAACAAACGAGTATGCTTTCAATTGGGTTGCAACTCAGCTTAATCTTACTATCACAGGAGACTATATTAAGCCTATTCCTCCGCAACCCGAACCAACTCCTGAACCAACTCCTGAACCTGTAATCGAAGAGTAATGTCTTGGGCAACTGTAGCAAATAATCAGACTGTATCTTTCAGCAACTTAGCCGATGCTGTAGCCAATGGTGTGTTTACGCAGAAGACAGGTATTCCTGACAGCAATGAACAGATAACTAAAGCAAATGCGGATACGTATGTGAATATAAACACATCGTATGCTCCGTATGCAGCAAAGGCTTCCAACCAATTGGTTGTTAAATCTGATCTGCAGGCTGTTATTACTTCATTTGCCCACACGATTTACTACTACACTACTTGTTATTTTGATGGGTTTTATGTTGAGCAAGGAGCATCAAGTGCTTCCACAGCTTGCACATCAAACGCCTATTCAATAACACTTTATAGTACTGATTTTGCACTTGGCAATGGGTCTATTCTTTATTATGATAGTGCTCTTAATAGCCCTTGGTATAGTGACACTGTTTGTGAAGTGGCAGCAGGATATTTCTTGGTAGGAGAATACTCTTTTCAGTATTACTCTCCGGGTGGAGAAGATCCTTGGCAAATACAAAACTATACGCTTTGTGCAGGTCAGACATCTTACGCAATTACTAACTGCGGTATAAGTAACTCAAGTATTGCAGGAGCTTGTTCTGATGCCGGTACTAATCCAAAAACACTTTACTCAGAATGTTCTACATTATCGGCAGGATGCTCACTACACTTTAATTCAAACCTAACTAATCCTGTAACAGAACTATATGTTTTTGCTCAAGCAAGTTGGGACATGGATGGGTATGGTATAATTGCAAATTATTCATCAGTTCAATGTTAAAATAAAATGGGAACAATCAATTCTTACTCCACAGATGGCAACGTAACGTACAATGACAAGCTAATTGGCACAGATGCTGAAGATCAGAACAAAACCAAGAACTTCACGATCGGTGATATTCTTGCATTGCCTTTACCAAACGTCCCTGTGTACGCAAATAATGCAGCAGCTCTTGCTGCAGGATTGGTAGCCGGGAATGTTTATCGTATAACAGGCACTGATTATCTCGGTGTAGTTCACTAACTTTACAATTAAATTAAATCAAATTGAATGGACATAAGGAAAATATCAGTAGGGCCCGACTACAAGGGAGGTGCAATGCACTACCTTGTTGGTCAGAAAGTTCTTAGTGATACATACGAGATACACCTCATAAAGTTTGAACCACAAGTAGGTTCAATTAGAATTTATATTATAAACGAAAAGCAGGAGGTGCTATTGTGGAAGGAGTTCAACCACACTATTCCTTTTGCCATCGAATATAATATAAACTACTGATGCAGTCTCTATTCAACTTTATTGTAAAGCCACAAGAAGGAACAAGGTATTCCAACACCAAGCAGGTGGGTGGCATCGACTTAATTGTAAATACTTCTGAAGAGGACCATAAGTTCTCTAACCGCTATGCTATAGTGGAAGAGGTTCCCTATAAATATGATGGACCTATTAAGAAAGGTGATACCCTTCTTGTGCATCATAACGTATTCAAGTTCTATAACGACATGAGAGGCCGGCAGAAAAGCGGTCGCTCTTTCTTTCGTGATGACGTATTCTTAATTGATCCCGATCAATTCTTCCTATACAAACAAGATGGCAAGTGGCATACCTATGACAGGTACTGCTTTGTAAAGCCAATCCCTGCTACTGAATCCTATATAAAAAAACCGTTTACCCATGAGCCTCTTATGGGCGAGATGGTCTATCCTAACGCATATCTTGTTTCACAAGGTGTACGTCCCGGAGATAAGGTTTGTTTCAAGCCTGACAGTGAGTATGAGTTTGAGGTAGATGGTGAGAAGCTCTATAGAATGTATGATCATCAAATAACTATAGTATTATGAATGTAATTGTATCGGATGATGTATTGCAAAATCCTAATGAATATGTAAAAGACATACTCAGTAAAGACTTCATGGATATTTGGCAAGATGATAGTGTCTTTCATAATATCCAACCTCGACCACACGATGACGAGTTTGCTCAGTTTGTTCTTAATATAGTAAATCCCGGATACGAGGTTGTGTACAACTTTGTAAGAAAATCTCCTTACCTTCAAGAGGAGCCAACATTTATACATACTGATGAAATTATGGGGGATCTTACGGCAATACTATATTTAAGTAAGAATCATCCAAAAGAAGATGGGACAACTTTATATGACCTTGATGGAAATAAGTCTTGTGTGTTTTATTCAAAATTTAATCGTGTATTAATATTTGAAGCACCTACTCCCCATAGTAGAAACATATTTGAAAACTTTGGTGATGACGAAAGTGCTCGTCTTATACAAGTTATATTTTTAAGAGAAACTAAATGAAAGATGTAAAAGAGCTTAAGGCTGATATAATTGCTGCCGGATACCGTGCAGTAGAGCAGCTAATCAAGGTGGCTAAGGAAGATATTATCAAGCCTGATCCGGATGATGAGCTTGCGGCAGACAGGCTGAAGAACGCAGCCGCTACTAAAAAGCTCGCTATCTTCGATGCTTTTGAGATTTTAAATAGAATAGAGGCAGAGCGAGAAGGACTCGAGATGCTTGAAAACGGAGTAAACAGAACAGATACAAAACAAGGATTTGCAGAACGAAGGTCTATATCGGGTCGTTAAAGACTATGTGCCTCAGATTGCCATATCAAAAAAGAACGGAGTTCGTTCTTGGAAGTACGGGTATAATGAGCAGTACGATATGGTGGTTATCTCCAAGACAGGACAGATTGGAGAGATCATAAATATCGAAGGGTTAATTATTGCCCTACCGGCAGTACCAAAGGAGTGCTATAGCAGAGACTCAGTTTCTGCTGAGCAGTATTGGGAACGCAGGGATTTACCAAAAGAACTATCTAAGATTCAGTCTATCTTCCAATGGAACGAGATGCCTGCCGAGTTTAAGAACCGGTGGGTGGATTACATTGAGCAGGAGTTTGACTATCGTGAAAATGGCTTTTGGTTTATGAATAACGGTAAGCCATGCTATGTCACCGGATCTCACTACATGTATCTACAATGGTCAAGTATTGACGTAGGCTATCCCGATTTCAGGGAGGCCAATAGGATATTCTTTATATTTTGGGAAGCCTGCCGGGCAGACCCAAGGTGCTTTGGTATGATATACCTAAAGATCAGACGTTCAGGATTTTCCTTTATGTCTTCCTCAGAGTGCGTCAACTTAGCCACTCTTGCCCGGGACTCAAGAATAGGTATCCTGTCTAAGACGGGTGCGGACGCCAAGAAGATGTTCACAGACAAGGTGGTGCCGATCAATAGCAGGCTTCCATTCTTCTTCCGGCCGATCATGGATGGTATGGATAAGCCTAAGACTGAGCTTGCCTACCGGGTACCGGCTTCAAAGATTACCAAGAAGAATATGAGCACTGCTGCTGATAGCAGCGTGGATGGACTTGATACCACGATAGATTGGAAGAACACTGAGGAGAACTCTTATGACGGTGAAAAGCTATTGTTTCTTGCGCACGATGAGAGCGCAAAGTGGGTAAAGCCAAATAATATCCTCAACAATTGGAGGGTAACCAAGACCTGTCTTAGGGTTGGTAGCAAGATTGTGGGTAAGTGTATGATGGGATCAACGTCAAATGCCCTAAGTAAAGGAGGTGATAACTACAAGAAATTGTACGAGGATTCGTCCGTGAATAATCGGAACGCTAACGGGCAGACTAAAAGCGGACTCTATTCCCTGTTTATTCCTATGGAGTGGAACATGGAAGGGTTTATTGACATCTACGGGATGCCGGTATTCAGGAAGCCGACAGAGCCTATTCGTGGTGTAGACGGGGGAATGATTACCAATG